AGCAGCTCGTTCGTTTCTTTGTTAAAAAGGATCGGGTCGATGATGCCCTGTGTCATGAGCTTTGTCAGCGTCTCGCGCTTTTCTGTGTTCTGCGCCAGTAGGGTCTGTATTTCCTGAATGCGCCGAAGCGAGTCATCAGACGAAGTGTTTTTCAATGCGTCCACATATGGTTTTAGGATGATCCTGTGCGCGTAGACCAGCTTGTTCATCATGGTGACGAAAGCCTGCTTCAGATCATCGTCTTTTACAAAAAGCATGTGGCATTTATCTTTATCCTTGATGTGGGTACTGCAGCACCATGCGGTGTATTTGTATCCGGTGCAGCTGTGTATCCGGCGCTTAAAGGTATCGCCGCACTCGCCGCAGATGATCTTCCCGGAGAAGGTGTAGCGATTCTGGTATTTGTCGCTCCCTTTGACGACACCTTTTTCCGTTGCCCGCTGGTGAATAAAAGCGTGAGCAGCTTCAAAGTCCTCCCGGCTGATGATTGCCTCGTGATGATCCTTGACCATGTACTGTGTCTGCTCGCCGTGATTGTTGTGCCGGACAAAGCGTGAATCCGAGTACGTTTTCTGGAAAAGGCAGTCGCCGACATACTTCTCATTGGAGAGCATCCCGCGAATGGTTGTGGCTGTCCAGCGTCCGTTTCGCTTGGTAGGAATGCCGCGCCGGTTCAGGTCATCCGCGATGGCGTGGGTGCCTTTGCCGGAGAGCAGCGCTGCGAAGATTTCTTTTACCACAGCCGCCTGCTCCGGATTAATTACCATCTGCTCGCCATCCCAATCGTAGCCGTAGGGTGGGTAGCTGACTTTATAGGTGCCGCTCTCAAAGCGTTTCTGGATTGACCACTTGCTGTTTTCTGATATGGAAACAGACTCGCCTTCGGCCATGCTGGAGAGAATTGCCAGAAACAGCTCGCTCTCCATTGAGCCGGTGTTGATATTTTCCTTCTCGAAATAAATCGGAATGTGCAGGGCGAGCAGTTTTCTTACCAGTTCTAAGCAGTCCGTTGTGTTCCGGCTGAAGCGGCTGATGGATTTTGTGATAACAAAGTCCACTTTACCGGCCTTGCAGTCGTCAATGAGTCGTAGGAGCTCCGGGCGCTTGTCCTTCTTGGTGCCAGTAATGCCTTCGTCGTAATAGAGTCCAGCGAACTCCCAGTCATCACGAGATGTGATGTAATTTTCGTAGTGGGTTTTCTGTGCCTCAAGGCTTTCAAGCTGGGCATCGGAATCCGTAGAGACGCGGCAGTAGGCGGCTACCCTGATCTTCTTGAGTTTAACTTTCGAGCTCGCTGTTTCTGCGATTTTCGTGACTTTTTTCAAGGGAAGTCCCTCCTTTCCGTACGTCTATACATCACTCTAAAGCGACTACATATCAAGGGATTTTCGGCATTATTTCCGCGAACAAGGGAGAGAAAGTTTCGCGATTGATGGCGGTTAATTTGTTGAATTCTGCCACAGAAATGAGGCCGTCATCGAGCATCTTCTTTGCGATTGTCTGTGCTCTGCGGTAGTCCAGATCGCCCTGAATCCGCTCCTGCGTGAAATATCCAGATTGAACATTTGTGATTTCGTCTGTCATAACATATCCACCTCCAGTTTCCACTGGAGATGAACTGCCTTTTTGAGCGGAGGAAAATAAAAAAGCCTGCGGGCATT